GGTTGGGAAGTACATGACTTTCTTGATACAGTCATTATAGAGGGTGTAGTCTTCAGTCACTACTTTGTTAGTGGTGTTATGGGCAGACCTGTTGCTTCCGCTAGAGCCTTACTAACTAAAAAGCATATGAGTTGTGTGATGGGTCATGTACAAGACAGAGACATAGCTTACTCTAAGAAAGCAGACAATCAGTTTATCACGGGTTTGTTTGCAGGGATCTTTTATGAAGAAGACCAAGGCTACCTTAACCCCCAGACTAATGGATCATGGAAGGGTATATGGTTACTCAACGAGGTGAATCAAGGGAGCTTTGATGAGTTACCTGTGTCACTAGGCTACCTAAGAGGTAAGTACAGTGTGTAAAATAACTGATCTTAAGAACACTTTAGTGAACATGGAGATGCCTCTAGATGAGTTAATCTTTGAACGATTAGATATGTCTTACGAAGATTTGCTCTATGAATTACATCACAGATTAGTAGAGAAACACGACTACTTTGATGATATTGAGAGAACTTTTCAAGAAGACTCATACTCAGAAGACTCTGATGCAGACGTTGATGAGTCAGATGACGATGAGTATCACTTTAATATAGATAACGAGGAATGAGATATGATTGAGATTAACTTCACAGAAGACCCAGACATGCCTGAGTACCCCAAGGTTACCTTGCATATACAAATAGATGATATAGAGTTGACTTGGCATGAGTTGATGAAAGTACTAGCACGACAGTTACCCAAGCTAGGGTATCTGATAAATACCAATGATCTTGAGGATGCTATAGATGATTGTGCCGCAGCCTATCGAGGTAAGTTGATTTACCCTGCAGCAGAGGTTGGTTTTTATGACGAGGGGCTTAGCAAAAAGGCTGCTAGAGAGGGGTTATGAGTTCAGAATCCCTTCCTAGAGGTGGTTCAACACCTGAGCAATACAGTATCCCTAGTGATGCTGCTGAGTTACAGGACTTGATTGAGTACCGCGAGATGTCCTTCGCACTAGGTAACATCTTCAAGGCTTGCTACCGACTAGGACTCAAGGACTCTACAGATGTCATGTATGACTTACAGAAGATGAAGTGGTTTACCGAAAGACTGATAGCACAGGAGAAGAACAAGTGAGTACATTTAAACAAGAGTCAGAGAAAGTAGTAGCATGGGCTTTAGACAAAGGTATTTTAAATAAGTCAACAGCTCTACTCCAGAACGGTAAGATGGTCGAAGAGGTGTATGAACTTAAACATGCCATCATCATGAAGGATAAAGAAGCAGTAGCTGATGAACTAGGTGATGTACTAGTGACGGCTGTTATCCAAGCCCAAATGTGGGGACTTGACGTTACGGAATGCCTTCGTAAGGCAGTGACTAAGATCACTAAACGTAAGGGTGCAATGAAAGAAGGTGTGTTTGTTAAGGAGAGTGCATGATGGTAGGTATGACCCCACCAAGGAAAAAGATGCCTCAGACTATAGCAGAGTACCAACACCTTCTAGATTCCGTTGAGAAGGTTATGCTAGAAGATAGAGCAACAATCAGTAAGTTAAAAGATCGTTTGAACAAGTATGTCCAAAAGAACCCAAAACACAGAGAGGACTTAACATGAACGAGTACCAAAACTTTATAGCCTTAAGCAGATACGCTAGATGGTTACCTGACGCGAACAGGCGAGAGAACTGGGATGAGACGGTAGCTAGGTACATAGACTTCTTTAGAGATAAGCACTTACAACAAGTACCTGAGACTGTCTGGATGGAACTAGGAGACGCTATCTCCTCACTAGAGATCATGCCCTCAATGAGATCCCTCATGTGTGCTGGTGATGCCTTAGCGAGAGATAATGTAGCTGGCTTTAACTGTAGTTACTTAGCAATGAATAGGGTGAGAGCCTTCGATGAACTTATGTACATCCTAATGTGTGGTACTGGTGTTGGCTTTAGTTGTGAGCGGAAGGAAGTTGCTATGCTCCCCCTAATATCGGAACAACTACATAACACTGACACTACTATCGTGGTTAGTGACAGTAAGATAGGTTGGGCTTCAGCTTATAGAGAACTATTGAGCCTACTGTGGGCTGGTAAGGTTCCCCAGTGGGATGTTAGCAGAGTACGGGCAGCAGGAGAGCCATTAAAAACATTTGGGGGTAGAGCTAGTGGGCCTGAGCCATTGGTTAGTTTGTTTAAGTATAGCGTGGATTTATTCCGTGCAGCAGTGGGTCGTAGACTCACGACTTTGGAAGTACATGGGCTGGTTTGTAAGGTGGCAGAGATTGTTGTCGTTGGGGGTGTCCGTAGGTCTGCTCTCATTAGCCTTAGTAGTTTTAGTGATGATAGGTTACGTCATGCTAAGTCTGGGCAGTGGTGGTTGGATCATCCTGAGTTTGCCCTAGCCAATAACAGTGTGGCCTACAGTGAGAAACCTGACATGGAATCCTTCATGCGGGAATGGTTATCATTAGTGGAGAGTAAAAGTGGAGAACGGGGAATATTCAACAGAGAAGCTAGTCAGCGACAAGCTGCGAGAAATGGACGAAGAGATGCAACGCATGAGTTCGGAACTAACCCGTGCAGCGAGATCATTTTACGAGACCGCCAATTCTGCAACCTGTCAGAGGTCGTTGTACGAGCTGAGGATACGCTTGCTACCCTTCGCGTCAAGGTTAGACTCGCTACAATCTTGGGTACACTCCAATCTACCCTCACAGACTTCCGATACTTAGGTAAGGCGTGGAAGGATAACACGGAAGAAGAGGCATTACTTGGGGTATCCCTCACGGGTATCATGGATCATGAAATGTTATCAGGGGTGTCTGACGCCAGATGTGGTGACTCACAGGGTCAAGAAGCCCAGCGGTGGTTACAAGGACTAAAACAGGTGGCAATTGAAACGAACAAAGAGTGGGCAGAAAAGCTAGGGATCAATCAATCTGTAGCAATAACCTGCGTTAAGCCTAGTGGGACTGTTAGCCAACTGGTAGATAGTTCTAGTGGGATACATGCTAGGCATAGCCCCTACTATATAAGAACAGTTCGTGGTGACGTTAAAGATCCTATAGTCATGATGATGAAAGACCAAGGATTCCCTTGGGAAGTGGATGCCATGAAGCCTGATACCACAGTGGTCTTCAGTTTCCCAATGAAGTCACCTAATGGTGCAGTGATGACTACAGACAGGACTGCCATTGAGCAGCTTGAAACATGGCTCATCTACCAGAGGCACTGGTGTGAGCACAAACCTTCGGTGACTATAAATGTTAGAGAAAACGAATGGATGGCGGTTGGTGCATGGGTGTTCGATCACTTCGATGAGGTGTCAGGGGTGTCATTCCTACCTTACAGTGAACACTCGTATGCTCAAGCACCATACCAAGAGTGCAGTAAGGCTGACTACGAACTTGCGTTGTCCCAAATGCCACAGGGAACAGACTGGTCTAGGATCTCTGAGTATGAAGACAGAGACAATACGGTAGGCTCACAGAGTCTAGCATGTACTGCTGGTGTTTGTGAGATTGTAGACTTGTGAAGAAGTACTTGTTAATAATTCTTCTTCTGGTTAGTACTGGTGTAGGTGCAGCTATGTTCCTACATGCTAAGTACCCTTACTTCTTCTTTGGGATAGGACAAGAGGTATTTATGTGCTTCATTAACAATACTAACCCAGAGAATAAGGTACGCTGTATCGGTGTACATAGAGTAACTAAAGAGGAAACACCTTATGTATGTACCACAGTACCCGCAAGTGAGGGGTATCTAAAGGACTGTGTGATATATGGTGCTATCTAAATGTTCTTAGGAACAGAGTAGGCAAGGAAGCCTACCTGTACACTGGCTCATTTATCTCTCTTATTGTACAGCTCAAAGAGTACTTTAACTTTCTCCTTCAACATATCAATGTTGTTTGACATCTTAGCTAGGACAATAACTAGGGTCACAAAGCTTAACGCAATAGGCCATAGGTCGTTCACCATACTAATCATTTGGTCATCCTAAATAATTCTTTAATGTCATCCTCTAGATCTTCAGTCATGTCTTCCTGCAATCTAAGCCAAGACTTTATCTGATCTATCTGGGTGTCTCGTAGCTTTAACTCTAACTCAATACGTTCCTCACGCACTAGCATCTGCTTTAGCTCAGCTACGTCAACACTCAGGTTCTGCATGGAGTAGTAGAAGGTAAAGCCAGAACTCACACCAGCAAAACCTAGCATGAGAACAGGCCAGTACTTCATTAGAGAGGTGAGTTGATCCGTCATGGTCTACCCCTTTCCCTGTGAAGTGCTTGTGAGTCTTTGTGTTTGTAGTACCAATTGATACCTAACGAGACTACAGCAACTCCTATAGATATGATTGCTACCCAAGGCATCTCATTAGGAGTATGCTCTAGGCTAGACACTACCGCTACAGACGCAGCAGTGTATGTGGTAGGTTGGGTTACTTGTCCTACCATGTCGCTCACACTCATGCCTTACTTCCTCGACTACCAAACCACCAAAGAACTGCCGTAACCGTGAGGAATACTGCTTGATTAATAACGTGTGAGTACAGTTTGTATAACTCGTCAACAGGTAAAGAAACTAGCCCACCTAGTAAGACGTTTAGTTGATATGTAATAACCGTAACAATAACTAATAGGTATATAGTAATAGCTGGGCGCATTAGATTCCTAACACTATCCACTAGGACACTACCCGAAGACTTACTAGCCGCTACTTGAGAAGCAACAAAAGCATGGCCTGCTTGGACTTCATTCTGTATACTCGCTTCAGCTTCAGCTTGTTCAATCTGCTTGTCTGCCATAAGAAGTGCTTGAGTCGCTTCAGCAGAGTCTCTCTTTAAGTCTAGCTCACCAATCAATAGCTCATGAGATTGATTCATCTCAGTTATCTTACGTTGTTCACGCTTTGCTAAGTAACTACCGACCAGACCTACTACAGCACCTAACCCACTGGATGAGGCTATACCTAGTATTGCGTCTAACATTGTTGATCCCCTATTATTGTTAAATTAAAACCCTGCCCTTTAAGTAGTTTGTTTAAATCTCTTAGAGCATTCTTTGAACCCAGCACGGCTGGTCTACCACCTAACGTACCTAACTTAGACCCTATAATGATGCATCCTTTACTGTGCTCCTTAAAGTTCCCTTGGTGTATCAGCACTCCTGTCCTGTCTGGTACGGCTTGTAGATGCCATACCTTCTTGTACTTTCCTGACCCACTCCTTGCTAAGTAATTGCATTTGTAAGAACCAGATGGAATGCATGATATATTCGATTGATTGTTTAACCACGGTCTCTCCATAGTATAAAAGATATCCCCAGTACTAAAAACTAACATACCAGAGATGTGTGTAGTACAGTCCTGTCTAATTAGCCACGACTGAAACATCTAGTTAGGAGTGTTCTTAGGAACAAGAGTCCGTCCTGTATCTTCAACACTAAGACCAAGGCTACGAATAACAGCAGATACCGCGTAATTAGAATAGCCACCATTAGTTAGGGTCATAGACCTAATCAGATCATCTATTATAAAACCCTGCTGTGTGTTCAACTCAAGGCGTAGTGCTAGTTCCAAGTCCTGCTCGTTAGCTATAGCTTCATTCCTCTCCCTGTTTGCTGTGGTATCCTCACGACGACTTCTCTGAGCCGCTAATGTGTTGCCCTCTGAAGCTGCAGGACTCCAAGCCGCAGTAGAGGGGTTGTCTGAGACTTGGTCTTGTAGGGTATTAGGTACAAGTACATACTTACCTGACAGCTCTGCCTTCTCTATATGAAAGTCACTAGGTTGTAGATGGCCTCTCCCTGATTGACTGAGAACGTCCCTGAACTTCATATGAACCTGACCACTGTACGAGAGAAGAGCAGCCTGATGCTCCTTTACGTCAGAGATAAACTGTCCATGTACCACGGGATCTGTTTTCTCCAATCGACTCATAATGGGTTCATTGTTAATCAACTTAAGTAACCTGTGCTTCTGAACCGCTGGCACATCTTGGGGTTCAGTAGCCGCTAGTTTGGTAAACAAAGTAGCTGCTTGTAGAAAACCTTCGTCAGGTCGTTCTAGGAGTTTGTTAGGACTACTTAACATTGTGACAATAGCTTCACCAGAATCTTTGATTATAGATTGTTTGACCTCTGGATCATCTATCCCAGAGAAGTTAGAACTCTTACTTAACAGAATATCAGAGACTAGATTAGCGACCTCAATCTGCCCCATCAGATACTTCTCTAATGGAATCATGCTAGATAAGACAGATAGGTACTGTACTTGTGGGTGTGACTTAGTTATATCTATCTTCGTTAGTAAGTCCTTAATTTTACGCTGATCCTCCAACAACTTCATATGGTTTGAGTTGGAAGCGTTCACCTCAGTTATACTGACTTTGCGTATGAGTAACTCCTCTTGGGTCTTTAGCATATCCACCAAATTCTTGAAACTTGCTTCGGGTATTTGAAACTCAGCCGCTTCCGACTGTAGCTCTAGCAACTCACGAGCAAAAGCATCTCGTACTCCTTGTACAACAAGTCCTCGTTTGGTAGGGTCAAGGCTGATAATATCTTGTTGTGTTAGTGTTTGAATATCTAATTCTGAGTCACCTACAGAAACCCTAGTTCCTATAAAGGTAATTTTATTTCTTAGGATTACTGCTTTAGCAGTTATCAAGCCTTGTTGTAGCTCCTGACGCTTCTTTGCCGTGAGCTTATCATCATAAGTAAGTTGGGTAGATAGCTGCTGGAGTTTACGCGAACTCATTTGGGTTTTTTGAAAGGTAGGCCAATGCTCAGTTATGTTTTCCTGATCTGTATTCCCTAAAGTCCACATACCCTGACTCTGAAGAATAGATTTGAGCTTAGCATCCTCATTTTTCTGTCTCTGAGCTTCCGCCGCCCTAGCATCAGCAGTCACCTGAAAAAGCTGTCCTCTAGGCTCTATACGCAAGATACTAGCCATAGCAGATGCTAACTCTGACTTAAGAGAGGGGCTTAGTGCTACTTGCTGGTAGTACAATTGCTCTGCTCGTATTCGATACTCAGTCTCCGACAGCAGACCCTGAGCAACCGCAAGTTTATCTTTGTCGAGCTTTAGCCGTTGCTGTCGCAGTGCTGATTGAGCCTGTTCAGACAAGGGTTGAGCACCATCCACACGAGACCTATCTGATAAATCACTAGTGACTAAACCATCAATATCAGCCTGTTTCTGATCCAGTTGAGCAGTCGCGGAACCACCAACAAAATCATCCAAGAGACTGCGAGACGCATCCTCAGCTTCCGCAATTCTGTTTTTAGTTAAGTACTTTTTCGCCTGACCACCAAAGAACTTTAGTATGTCTGCGGTGGATGTATCAACCTGTTCAGTGACGACTCCCCTCTGTGTAAAGCTTGCATCAGTAATGTCAACATCACCTAGTTGTGTGGTCGCTTCTTTTATCTCAGCCATTAATTAGTTCCTTGTTTCTGTTGTTCGTTTATTATCGATAGGTTTTCTGTGGAGTTTAAGTATCGAAAGAGTTCTGAAATAGATCGTTCAGTATTCTTACCATCAGGAGTGTTTGGATCGTACAATCCAGAGGCTTGCAATCTCCTTAGTGTAGCCTTCGGATTAGCACTAGCTAAGTCTCCTCTGAATACCATCTTAATAAGATTCTCAATTAACCCCGCAGATCCTTCTGAACGATTCTTCTTGACTTGAGCAGAGAACTTCTGCCAGATAACATCCTGCTCTATAGGGTCATACACAGAGTAAATGTAAGCTTCAACCTGTAAGGCTTTGTTAGTTCGTTCCTGAGCTAACTGGACTAGCAACGGAGACTCCTCAGACATAGTTTCTGGAAACTCGTCGTTGTGCATAACTAGAATCTTAGTCATTGTATTGTACAAGTGTGAAGCTACTTCAGTAGTCTCTCGCTCTGCGTCTGAAAACACAGTGTTCTCCGTGTGCATACCTGATCCGTATTGATCTTTCAGGGCATAATAATCTAACGTGTTTCTTTGATTAAACCCGAAAAGACCTTGCGCCACAGCGTTTAGATATGATGTCTGCACAAGAGGGGAACCATGTGATGACACTACCATCCCCAATCTAGCCCCTACCTTACCCTTTAGGTAAGTACTGTACCCAGAAAACACAGTGGCTCCCACACTCATGTAGTCTAAAAAGTCTTGATCAGTGATAAGTTCAGGGTTGTTATACATCATGTTCATGGTTGTTGCTGCATCCCTAAATCTGGTATAGACATTTGTGGCTGCCATTACTTCTAGCCACGGCTTGTTTCCCATGAACGCATCATAAACGTCAACTAGTTTTGTATTGATACCCGTTAAGGGAGCAACATCATTGGCTATAGAAATATCGTTCCAATCATCAGAAAATAATCCGATTACATTATTAATGAACGCTTCGTAAAGACCACCTACGATAATGTCATCCATTAGCGGGGGTATGTCGATGTCCTTCTCAGCCTTATAGTTTTGGTACATATCGTAAAACCCAATACCAGCAGCACCGTTTAAGAACACTTGCCCTAGAGCTATCTTAACTCTCTCGCCTTGGGTAAAGGTTTGGTTGCCTATCTTTTTTAGAGGAGACATAGCCAAGGCCGCTTTTTGACTGATACTAAAGAATTGAGTAACCGCAGAGAGAGCACCTTCCTGATGCCTAAAAGCACCTGTCTTAGTCATATCCCAAGCTAGTCCTCTTGCTTCTGCAGCAACCAATCTAAAGTCTGCATCGGTAACTAATTGTTTCTTACCCGTTTTGGCGAGATATCTTAATCGTGCCAGCATAAAAGTGTTTGTTAAGTTGCTTAACTCACCATACTCAAAACCCTTCTTAGCCACCTTAAATGGGACTGTAGCTATTTTCTTGAGACCTCTACCTAGTTTGAGAGTCCCATCAAGAAGCGCATTCTTAGAGTGCCAACCTAACGATTGGCTGGTGTCCATTAGACTATTACGCACATAGTCATGGGAATTCACTGAGTCTGGTAAGCCAGTAGCCTTAAACTTAGTCATGAATGTGTCAAACTCTTTATTGCTCATACCTAGTGTCTTTGCATAGGTGCTACTCATCTTCTTATACAAAGCAGGTGACGAGTCTTTC